GCTATAAATGTGCCACAAATATTTTTGAAAGGTGTAATTTCTTTTCTATATGAAAATTCAGCTAAATCATGGTCACAAATAAATTTGGTTATTATAGCTCCACTTGATCCATAGTTTTTAATTATTAAATAAAACCTTGGCTCTTGGTAGTTCGCAGTTTTACCACAAACTACAACATAGGGTCTAGTTGATTCTTCAATCATTTTACTATTTTGCTTTAAAGTCATTACTGAAATAACAATCGCAACAATACTTACTGTTGTAGATGCAATTATTCCAATAATTTCAATAATATCAGTTGTTGTCATTTTTTCACCTCCAGTAATTAGACTTCGATAACTTAATTATATTGAAAGAAATTGAGAGTGTCCATTTTTAGGCATTATTGAAACAATATGAAAAGGTATGAAATGATATAAAAAAATAAAAAAGCCTTGACTTTGTAGCGTGATACATTCTATTATAATGTTGTACACTACAAGGAAGGAGGGTTTATGACAAATAAAAGTAGAGCTGAATATTTCCGTAAAAGAAGAGAAAATAAAAAAACTTTTGGAGCCTTGATTGATAAAGATAAAGTAGAAAAGTTAGAATCTATTTTACAGCAAAGAAATCAATCAAAAAAGGAATGGCTAGAAAGTAAAATTGATGAGGAAATATCAAAATAAAAAAGAGTAACATCAGCACGACCAAGCACTTGTTACTCTTTACCAAAAGGCAAGATTATTGTACTACATTTTGCCTTTGAACACAATTGAAGAAAGAGGTAAAAGTTATGTTAGAAGAATTAGATAGTTTATTAGATGCTCTCATGGATATTGATGATAAGCTAAATGAATTACAAAGAATTAATTCTATGGTTATCGTTACATGTGATGCATGTGAAAATGGAAATGATATTAAATATGATGTTGCAAATGTCATGGTATTTATTCAAGAACAAATTGATTCCTTAGATGATGATATTAGATCAAATGTTTCAAAGTGCAATGCTTTAACAAGAAACATTCAAGAAACAATTAAAAAAGGAGATTGTCAATATGAACGAACTACAAATATTTAACAATGAAGAATTTGGAAATGTAAGAAGCTTGGTGATTGACAATGAACCTTGGCTTGTTGGTAAGGATGTTGCTGAAGCACTTGGATACAAAAATGTAAGAGATTCTCTTGCAAGACATATTGATTCTGATGATAAAAGAGATGGGGTCGTGATTCACGACTCCATGGGTGGAAAGCAAAAGATGGGGGTCCAAAACGTTACCCCATGTGTTATTGATTGCGATGATAAGCAATTAATTCAAAGGTCGGATTTGGCGACCATTGGTAATCATTTACCCACGATTAACGATTTGTTCACCGTTAATGGAACCAAAAGATTTCTAATAAATGAAAGTAAAATCATGCAAACGCTATCGTATTCCCAAAATGGGAACGTGGTAAAAACTCAAGGACAAAACGCTCCTGAGTTAGGACAACATGGAAGTTGGTTAATTAATGAAAGGGGAGCAGCAATATGGAAGAACTAATGGATAATGAATTGATTAACACGTCAGCAATTGAAACAATCGACAGTAGAGAAGTTGCTGAAATGGTAGATATGGAGCATAAAAACTTATTATCAAAAATTAGAAAATACGTTGAAATATTGGACGGCTCAAAATTAAGCAGTCCTCAATTCTTTGTACCAAGCACATATGTTAATAATCAAAATAAAGAACAACCTTGTTATTTATTAACCAAGAAAGGTTGTGAAATGGTAGCAAACAAATTGACTGGTGAAAAGGGTGTAATCTTCACTGCTAAATATGTTAATCGTTTTGCTGAAATGGAACAAAAAATCAAACTTCCAAAAACTGATAGAGAAATCTTGTTCTTGAGTGTTAAAGTTCAAGAACAAACAGCTCAAAGAGTTGATGTTCTTGAAGAAAAGGTATCTGATTTAGAAAAATCAACAACGATTGACAGTTCACAACAATATACGCTTGAAAGAATTGCTAAAACAACTGTAATTAGTGCACTAGGCGGTATTGATTCAAGAGCTTACCAATTAATGAGCAGAAAGCTTTTCAGCAACATTTGGAGAGACTATAAAAAGTATTTCAAATTAGGCTCATATCGAGATACCTTAAAGACTGATTATGAAAATGCTAAAAATTATTTGGAATCATGGTCTCCCGAAGTCAATACAAGCTTGAAAATCAAAGAATACAATAGTCAATTATCAATGGTATTAGATTAAAAATTAAATATGAATATAAAGCGAGTTCAAAAGACTCGCTTTTTCTATACGCAATTTTAGAGAAAGGAGGCATTTTATGGCGCAAGGATTGAAACCACATCACCACCAAGAATTTGAATATCGTACTGAACAATATTTTGATAAAAAGAGAAGTTGTTTAGTTAAGAAGATTCAATACATGTGCATGATTTGCGGTCGCATTCGTTATGAAAAATACGATTGCTACGTACCGCCACCTAAAAGCAAAACAAAAGCACTAGAGAGAAATAAAAGGAAATACGGCAATAGAGACTGATATTTCCTTTTTTTGTACCCAAAAACTGAAAACAACATAGCAAGACACAAAGAAAACGAATTCTGAGGTGGGCAACTCGTAAAACTGCAACCGCACAGGCTGATGCAACCAGCGTACTAAAGCGTAGTGAATGAAAGGATCTTATGAAAAGAGAATTTTTAAAGAATTTAGGATTAACAGATGAACAAGTTAATCAAATCATGACTGAAAACGGTAATGACATTGAAAAATACCGCAAAGAAGTCGAATCAAAAACAAAAGAGCTAGAAACATTGAATACAAAATATGAATCAGCTCAAAACTCCTTGAATGATGCGAATAAGCAAATCAAATCATACAAGGATATGGATATTGAAGGTATCAAGAATTCCGCTGCTGAATGGGAAAAGAAATATAAGGATGAAACTGCAGAGTTGAACAACAAATTGACTCAACAAGAAAGAGACTTTGCTACTAACTCATACTTTGCAGGAATGAACTTTACTTCTGAAAGTGCCAAACGTGGAATCATTTCTCAATTCAAGGAACAAAATTTTGAATTAAAAGACGGCAAATTCATTGGAGCGGATGAATATATCAAAGGTTTAAAAGAATCGGATGCAGGAGCATTCGTTGTTGAAAAAACTAAAGATGAACCTTCATTACCAACATTTACAAAAGGTACTGCTTCTAAAGGAGCACCAGGTGGAGAAAACAATGCAAATGCATTCGGTTTCCATTTTGCAGGTGTTAGAGCAATGCCAAAAGAATAACAGATCAGGAGGAAATTAAATATGGCAGCAGTAAACTATGCACATGCATATCAACAAGCGTTAGAACAAGCTTGGCCTTATGCGCTTTATTTCGGAGATTTATTCAATACTCCAAACAACCAAAAATATAGATGGGTCAATGCAAGAACAATTGAAATCCCAACATTAGAAACTACAGGACGTGTAGATTCAACAAGAGATACAATTGCCAATGCAACTAGAAACTACAATAACGCATGGACACCATTAACTTTAACTAATGAAAGAAAATGGTCTACTTTGGTACACCCAAAAGATATTGATCAAACAAATATGGTTGCTTCAATCGGTAATATTACTGAAACATTCAACCAAGAACAAAAATTCCCTGAAATGGACGTATATTGTGTTTCTAAAATCTATGCTGAATATCAAGAATTAGGTCAAACACCTATTACTGATGAAATCACAGCAGCAAATATCTTAGAATATTTTGATAAAATGATGATCAACATGGCTGAAGCACGTGTTCCATCTACAGGAAGAATCTTATATATCACACCAATTTACAATGCAATGTTAAAACAAGCTGAAAAATTAGCTAGAACTGTAATCATTGGTGATGCTGAAAATAAATTAAACAGAACTATCGCTAACTTAGACTTGGTTAAAATCGTTGAAGTTCCATCAGAATTAATGAAAACTGTATATGACTTCACACAAGGGTATAAACCTGCAGTTTCTGCAAAACAAATCAAAATGTTTATGGTGCATCCATTAGCAGTCATTACACCAATCAACTATGAATTTGCTAAATTGGATGAACCATCTGCAATGTCTGAAGGAAAATGGGTCTACTATGAAGAATCACATGAAGATGTATTTGTTTTAAAGAAAAAAGTAAATTCAATTCAATTTGCAGTTGAAAAATAATAAAGAGGAGGATGATCTATGTCACAAGTAAGAAAAGGAAATAGAATCCTTACAATCGAGCCACATAGAGTCGATGACTATGTTGCTCGTGGTTATGATCATATTGATGAAGAATCTGGTGAAGTCATTAAAAAGGGTGACCCAGTTTCTTTAGCGGATTTTAAAAGAGAATATTCATCTTTAAAAGCACAAGTAAAAGAAAAAGATGCAAGAATCGTGGAATTAGAAGCACAAAATGCTGAATTGACAACAAAAGTCGAAGAATTAGAAGCAGGTGCTAAAACTCCAGCAAAAGCATCTAAAGCTAAGAAAGATACAGCAGAAGAATAGTATGAAGGTTTCTTATGAATATTATGTAGATACATTCAATGGAAAAATATGTCAGCCTGAATTTGAACCTCTTGTTGAACCAGCAATTGATTTAGTCAAAGGATATGCTGAACAGTTCATTGCACCATGGGCATTAGAGAAAGATATCGATTATTACTGTTTGGAATTGAAAAGAGCAGTATGCTATCAGATTGATTATCTTCAAGCAAATGGTGGTTTGAATGCTCTAAATGGTACAAGTGATTTAGACTTGCAAAGCGTATCAAAAGACGGATTCAATTATAGTTATGGAGACAGGGGCAACAAATTCAACGGTGTTCCTTTTTCATCCGTTTCAGCTTATATGATCAAAAGTGAATTGAGAAGAAAAGGTCTTATGTGCAGGGTGGCCAAACGATATGATTAGCTCTCCTCGTATTCTAAGGCCTTTTACTATTACTTTGATTCATAAAGTTGATGAAGATACTTTTATTCCATATGTTCTTGAAAACGTTGGATTTGATGAAAACTATGGCATTACACAATCGAACAAGGGTATTTCAGATGCTGACAGTGTTCTTTTAACGATTGATTTAAGTGACTGTGGTGAACTTACATTTGTTGATCAGCATGAATACAAGTCAAAAAAGAATACTTTTACGATTGGAAATGAAGATTATTTTGTCTTGGATGTGGTAAAAGAAACGGACTACGATGAATTGAAAAACACAACAAATGTCTATTCAATCAATAAATATGCCTGTTATCGCCCTCCAGGAACAAAAGACATTCAATTTATTGAGGTGTATGCTTCTTGAAGATTTCTGTTGATGTTGACTTTTCTCAAGTAAAAAAAGATTTGGAAGGGACAAAGGATAAAGCTTATCAGACTCTTAAGAATGCTGTAATAAGAGATACTGATCCTTACGTTCCTTTTTCTAATCTGGAGAATCACACCCACTTGAGAGAAACGCCTGATATTGGAGATAATGCCAAAGAGAAAAAACAAGTCATTTACGATACTGATTATGCGCAACGTGTGTATAAAGGTACAGGGATGAACTTTGACAAGTCACGTCATCCAAAAGCAACGGCCAAATGGTTTGAAAAATCAAAGAAAGCAAACATCAAGAAATGGATTAAAAGTGTAGAGGACGTGTTTAGAAATGGAAAATAAATCATATAAAAAACTGACATATGAAGAATACAACAGGGTATTGGATTGTATCTATGACTTTTGCAAGAAGTTGGATATTCAAAATGTACAAAAAAATATGTGGAAATTAGATTTCTTTACTTCCAGCAAGGATGACCAAATCATGGTTCAAAGAATATCTAATCGTGCTGAAAAAATAAATGAAAACATTATAGGAGGCTATACTGCTGTATTGCCTTTTTATATTAACTTTCAATCAGGTGCTAAAACTGAAAAGAGTGTCAAGAAAATTACGGATGTTCTAGATGATTTAGCAAACCAATTTGAAATGGAAACAATGAACAAATTTGAAAACATTGTTTTTCCTGATGATATAGTTCCACAAAAATTAGAAATGATTGCCAATCCTGGTGTTGAAACCTATGACAATGGCATTGCTAATTTTTCAGCACTGTATCAATTAACTTACTACAAGAAAGGAGCGTTTGAATAATGGCACAAACATTAAGAAATACTGTAGTAAATCGCCACGAAAACCTACACTACGTCAAATTCGATGGTGTATCAAAACCTGTATTGGCTGGTACTGGTTTAACTGATTGGACTCAAGCTGTAGATCCTTCAACCGATGATGGACAATACATTAATGAAAAGACTTCTCACTCAAATATGATGGCATATACACCATCAGTTTCTTATTCAGGAGAATTGATTCCTAATAATGAATTTGTAAGACATATTTACGAGGTTGGTAAGAAAGAAGTCATTGGTTCCATGTTTGATGAATATGAAATTGAAACATGGGCACCTGTTGAAGGTTCAACTGGATGTTTTGCAGCACATCACAGACAATATGAAATTCAACCATCTAACCCTGGTTCTGGTGAGGGTGGAGGAAAAATTGCATTGGAAGGAACTTTTGCTCAAAAAGGTGCTTCCGAACACGGCCAATACAATGTGGCCACTGGTGAATTTACTGCAGGTGAATATGACTACACAACTGGTAAATTTACAGCTGCTTCACCTCAATCAGGTGCGTCATCTACACCAGCAGGCAAATAGAAATCAAATAGGAAAGGGATTATTACTATGTTAGAAATCAAGATTCAAGAGAATTTATTCGATGTAAAAATTAAAGATCGTATTTTCAGTATCGATGCTGACAATATCGATAATCATTTGCTGATTGACAAGTTCATCAAAAAATACAGAGGCAATCGTACAATTGACGATACCTTTATTAAAGACTGTCAAGTCGTCATTGATGAATTATTAGGAAAAGGCTCATATGATTATCTTTTTGATAAGGATGATTTAAAACCTTACTACGTAATCCTAGCTCTTGCAGAAGAAATTCAAGCCAAGTTTGATGAACACGCTACGACTGAACGTCAAAAAGAAAAGCAAGACAGAATCAAAAATGAGCTTGACAGTTTAAACTCACTTACAAGGGAATTTGGAAACCTTCAAAAGCAAATGGATTACACAAAAAACAAATACGGGTTAAAAGATTATGTTAATTCTAGACAAAAGAGATCTTCAAAAAACAATAAGAATAGAAAATCAAGAAATAGAAATAAGAACTGATTTTAGAACATGGATTCAATTCTCTTGTATCGTTTCTGACAAGTATATTGATGAAAATTATAAAATCCCTATGCTGTTTGATTTGGTGATTCCAAACTATGAATTGTACATGGAAAATGTTGATTCATTGGAATTACTGAAAGGAATTCTTGATTTCTACAAATGTAATAAACCGGATAAACCTGAGAAGAAACCTAATAAAAAAGTTGGGTTTCTTTTTGATTATGATATGGACCTCATCTTTGCTGCGTTTATGCAGCAGTATGGCATAAATCTATTGAGAACCAATATGCATTGGTGGGAATTCAAAGCATTACTTAATGGATTGAATGACGACACCAAGTTCGTTCAGGTCGTTGGATATAGAACTGCGGATCTATCGAAAATCAAGGACAAGAAGGAACGTGCAAGAATGAAAGAACTTCAAGATTACTATGCTATTCAAGAACAGGGGGACCCATTCCAAAGAACTCAGGAAGAAATCGAAGCAGAATTATTTGAATCGTTAGGAATTCCAAAAGAATAAATTAAAGGCAGGTGGTATGATGGCAGATGGTAAAGTTGTAATTGATTTAGAAATTAATGATAAAAACGTTGATAAGAAACTCAATACAGCTGATAAAAAAGTAGATAAATTTGCTAAAGATGTATCACAAAAAGAAGCTAAACCTAACGTTGATGCTGATACTAAGAAACTAGAAAAGAAGCTTGATGAAGCATCAAACGAGGTTGAAAGTTTTTCAAAAGAAGCTACTGACAACGCAAAAGTTGAAGGTAGTGCAAAAATGGACACTTCCAATTTTGAAAAGAGTGCCCAGACAGTAAAATCAGAAGCATCTGCGGTTGAAAAAGCTATAGATGTTGATGGTAAAGTTGATGTTGAAGATAAAGCAACATCTAAAATAGACAATGTAAAGAAAAAGATAGATGATTTCTTAAACAAAAAAAACAAGCCAAAACCTATTGA